CTGCGTTAGCTGGTTTGGTTGCGGGTTTTGTTATGTTGTGGCCTGATGGGGAGGTTGAGAAGCCGGATCAGCAGTTCCATCCGTTGACTGGGGCAAATACTATTCAGATTGGAGATGCTTTTGTTTCGTTGCCTATTGAGAATAAAGATTGTTCTAATTTTTTAAATACTGTTAATTCTAAATGGAGTGAGGAGCAGTGGGGGGTGTGGGAGCATCTGAAACGGGAGGCTGGGTGCTAGCATTTTGTGGGGTTGTTGTGTAGAGTGTTATACCATATGAGTACCGGTGGTGGCGTTTCTAATCCTAAGAAAACTGCACGTTATTATGCGTCGAATGCTAAAGCTAGGGCAGTTAAAGCTGCTACTGATAAAAAGAATAATGCTAAACCTGCAAATAAGAAATCTCGTGCGGAGCATGGTAGGGCTAGAACAGCCGCTGCGAAGAAGAATGGGGCAGCGTCGATAGCTGGTAAGGACATGGTTAGAAGAAAAAGCGGTAAGTTAACGCCTGGTAACCGATCTAAGAATAGGGCAGCAAGATAATGGCTGAAGATGATATAAGTAACGACTTTAAACAAGTACGTATCAGCCGTTTAACTCTTGGTCTCATAATGACTGTGGCTAGTGTCTCAGCGGTCATAGTCTGGAATGCCGCAGCGGTATCAAATAAAATTAATACGTTATCTACAGATATTGTTCAATTACAGCAAGAGATGGAAGACGTTGGGGAACCTACTGTAGTTCTTAGCCGTCTTGATTCAATAGAGCGGGCATTAGAAGGTATCGATTTTAAAAGTTTAGAAACTAGGTTAGAGACAATAGAGACATGGGCTTATGTAGAACTTACCCACCGTGTTGAAGAACTTGAAAAGCAGTGGGATGATCTAGATCGTGATGGGGAACAGTTACACCACGAGTTAAATGATATCCATCACCATAAAGATGCGTTCCGAGATATCCTTAGCCAAGATCCTCGCGATTTTGTTGAAGAGATCATGAATCAAAGGTTTGGTTGGTGATGGAAGAACCTGAAGAACTACCCACAGAAATGATGGGTGAACGTTATGATCCTTTTAAAGACGATACCCCAATCGAATGCGGCTTAGAAAATCCTGACATATGTGAATCTTGTCAGTAAAGGGACTACATGCCATCAGGTACACCTATAACTAGAGACAAATGGACAGAATATTTAGTCCTTCGTCGAGCAGGCACCTCAATGTTTGCTTCATCTAAGACATTACAAATCTCATACCATACTTGCAAAGAAGCAGAAACAGGGAAATCACCACGAAACTATGTAGCTGCTAAAGAAAGTTTGGGAGAACAAAACGCTATAGGGGTCCCTTCTTATGAAGATCTTATCCCTGAAGCTAAAGCGGCATATGACAATATAGAAATTTTTGCTCGGCGATATTTTGGCATTGTCTTGCAACCCTGGCAGATCGAAGCGACAGAACGCATCATGGGGTTAATGGAAACAGAGTATGAAGAGTACGCTGTTATCAATGCGCCTCCTGGTTGCGGTAAATCAACCTTCTTCGCAAAGGTATTACCTGCGTGGGCCACTGTTAGAAACCGTGCTATTCGTGGGATGATTGGTTCTTCGTCACAAAGGCTAGCTGAATGGTACTCTCGTAGGTTAAGATCAGAACTGGATCGTTCACATCCTGTACGTGCTGAACTAAACGATGTCCGTTTAGGCTTAGCGATAGATGCAGAAGCGACAATCCAAGAAGACTTTGGAATGTTTAAACCAGATTCGTCTGAAATTTGGCGTTCAGAAGCCTTCACTGTACTACAACAAGGTGACGCTCCGTTATCTCAAAAAGAACCTACATGGTCTGCGTTCGGGATGGACTCCGGTTTCCTTGGAGGCCGATTTGATCTTGTGATCTGGGACGATGTATACGATCCGAGGAAGATGCGTTCCGCAGAATCCAGAGAAGATATGCGTCGTTGGTGGGATGAGGTAGCTGAAACTCGTTTAGAACCAGGCGGCTTGCTGATCCTACAAGGTCAGCGCATGTCCGCTGACGATATCTATCGTTACGCTCTAGATAAGGTCGCCCCTCCCGACGAACTAGAACTAGAGGACGAAATCAATGTCGAAGATGCCCCGCCTGAATGGCGAAAATACCATCATCTCAAATATCCTGTCCATTATGAAGACCGCTGTAAAGGCGATCACAAACCTGACGCCACACCCTGGCCCGAGGGGTGCTTACTTTACCCTCGTCGATTGCCGTGGCGACGACTTAGACACATTAAAGCGCAAACTCCAGACCGATTTGAAGTCCTGTATCAGCAATCGGACATAAACCCTGACAACGTTTTAGTAAATCCTTTATGGGTATCAGGTGGTAAAGGCAACGACGGTATAGAACACCCTGGATGTTGGGATAATGACAGAGATCTTTGGGAGTTACCGCCAAATGTTTATGATGATCTGCTAGTAATAGCTACTGCTGATCCATCGCCTTCAAAATTTTGGGCATTGCAATGCTGGGCATACAACCCGAATACTGAATACAGGTATTTGCTAGAATCTTATCGACGTAAGATGGATGCACCATCGTTTTTAGATTGGAGCCATGAGAAACAATCATTTTCTGGGGTAGCGGAAGATTGGTGGCAAATAACTAACGACTTAGGTAAACCAATAACTCACTGGGTAGTAGAAGCTAACGCTGCACAAAAGTTTATTATGCAATATGATCACTTTAGAAGGTGGGCAGCTTTACGTAACGTCCAACTTGTGCCACACTATACTCATAGTCGTAATAAAGGTGACCCTAAATATGGTGTGCAAATGTTGGCACCTTTATGGAAAGTAGGTCGCATACGATTACCAGGTAGGCGAGACACAGAAGCACGTCCACATTCTTTATTACTAGTTAATGAAGTAACTAAATGGAATGCTGAAGGTACTGGTGCCCGTACAGACGATTGCGTTATGGCGCAATGGTTTTTTGAACATAACTTAGATAATCTTCATACACCGACTATAGTTAATAATCGTCAGAAGAGACCATCATGGATTTGACTATAACGTAATTAACCGAGGTAAATGTGAAAACAAACGAAGAGATTCTTGACTTATACACTTCGCGAGTGAATGCTTATGGCGGTTTAAAATCAAGAATGCTAACGCTTCGTGATTACTACAACGGAGATGTTATAGTTCCTTTACCTGAGATTGACGCAGATGAAAAATCTGCTGTAGCTAATCTTCTTTCACAAGGTTTAGATCAAACAGCTATGCGAATAGCGTCAACTACACCAGATATTTTTTGTCCACCAGTTGATCCAACTAAAAAACGAGCTAGAGACAACGCATCTATAAGGCGTAAAGCACTGTTTGGATGGTGGGAAAACAGTCGCATGGATTTGCAGATGGGAAAACGTGCTAGACAACTGATTGGTTATGCAACAACTATAACTCAAATAAGATTTAATGCTAAAACAGGATGCCCTGAATGGTATGCCCGTGATCCTTTAACAACTTATGCAGCGCCAGTTTATGGAGTAAATGATTTACGTCCTGAAAACGTTATTTTTAATTACACTAGAACATTAGGATGGGTACGAGCTATGTACCCAGACCAGTTAAGTGGCGTTTCAGGAAATTCAGATGACGCAATTGACATGATTGAATATGTAGATCATGATTCTCAGGTTCTTATTGCTACAAGAGGTCCAGTAGAAACTGGAAATCAATGGGATAGAAAAACACTTAAACGTTTAGTTATACCATTAGAAAGAACTGTTAATCCTTTAGGCGAAACACCAGTTGTTTGTACTCAACGTATTTCTTTAGATGGAGCGCAAGGCCAATTTGATGGCATACTTGGCATGTATCAAATGCAAGCACGTTTAATGGCGCTTGAAGTAATAGCTGTACAAAAAGGAATCTTCCCAGATACTTGGTTAGTTGGTCGAGCGGGAGAAACACCACAGATTGTTAACCCTGCTGATGGTCTTACTGGTGAAGTAGGAATTATTAGAGGTGGCGAATTAAGAGATATGGCACTTCAACCAGGCTATATGACTAACCCAGCTATAGACAGATTGGAAAGAGCACAACGTTTAACTGCTGGAATACCAGCAGAATATGGTGGCGAATCTTCATCTAACATTAGAACAGGACGCCGTGGAGATGCTGTACTAAGTGCTGTAGTAGATTTCCCAATACAAGAAGCACAAAAAATAGTAGCAAGATCTTTACAAGAAGAAAACAAAATAGCTATCAATATGGCTTTAGCGTATTCCAAAAACAAAAAACAATCTTTTTATGTAAGTTCAAAATCTGCTAAAGGACATGTTGACTATATACCTAGAGATAACTTTGATAGCACTGACAATGTTGTTAGCTACAGCCAAGCTGGTGCAGATATAAACAATCTTGTTATAGGCGGCGGTCAACGTGTGGGCATGGGAACAATGTCTAAACAATCGTTTATGATGATTGATCCATTGATTGATGATCCAGAGTTTGAACATGATGCAGTAATTGCTGAACAATTAGAACAAGCTTTGCTTAGCTCTATTCAGCAGCAAGCTTCTGAAGGCGTTATTCCTCCTGCAGATCTAGCACGCATTATGGATTTAGTAAAAAATAATGATATGGAATTAGCTGGTGCAATAGAAAAAGTTCAACGTGAAGCACAAGAACGACAAGCTGAACAAGTTGAACCTATGGCTCCAGAAGCTCAACCTGGTTTAGCTATACCTGGTATGGGTGCAGAAAGTATGGCTGGTGCGCCTATGGAAATGGGAGAAGAAACTCCTCAAGGGATAGAACAATTATTAGGAGCTTTATAAATGGCACGTCCTAGAAAAATGCAAGCGACAGAAGATGTTACGCCTGCAAGTTCTCAGTATGGAGAAACGGTAGCTCTTGAAGAATCATTAGCTGTTGCTCCAATCCCAGAAGATGTTGCACCGATAAATGAACCACAAGGTAGACCGTCACAAACAAGAGCAGCACCTGGAAGTTTTGGTCCTTTAGCTCGGCCTTCTGAAATGCCTAATGAATCTGTTTTACAACAGCCTGCACCTACAAATTTTAAACAACGGCAAGAATCATTTAGAAGTTTTGTTTTGTTAGATGTGATGAATGGCATTATTAGTAACAGTACTCCTAATACCGATTTCTATAATGTTGCTGTAAAACTTCGTAGCGGTTTAGGTCCAATAAGAACATCAAGCGAAACTGGAAATAATGAGTAGTAAACGTTGGTGGGAATCTGTTTTAGACATAGCCGCAGATGGATATTATTTAACTCGTGGTGTAGCAGAAGATGGGTTAAACCTTGCAAACAAAGTTACTGATTTACCTATGTCGTTTTCTGGACGAATTTTACAATTTGGTGCTGATGCAGCACATCAACTTTTTCTTGAACAAGACCCTCAAAAAGCTATAAACCTTCCAGGTGAAGGTGAGGACAGCAGATATAAACCTACAGGTTCTGTTGATTTAATAGGTGCTGCAGAACGTGGATGGCGTGCATTGCCTGGCAATGCAAAAACAACTCCCCAACCTAATCGGTCTGATGATCTTGAGGTTTCACGCGCAACTCTAACCGAATCATTTCTAAATATATTGACAGGTACATATGAAGATGTCAAAGAATTGTATGAAGCGTTACCTTATGACGAGCAGATAACAAAAGGTTTTTCTAATAGTGGTAGATTCATAATGAATCTTCCTTTAGAATCATTACGCGCTCCAAGCGGAATGACAACTGGTGCGGTTAAGCGACAACCACTTAATGCTGATGGTTCAAAAAAAACTATTGGACAAGGTATAGCTGAACAAGCTTTAACCTATAACGAAATTTATGATCTTTTTCAAAACGTTGCCCAATTTAGTATGCTTAGTTGGAATGATCTTGAAGTTCAAGCTAGAAGAAGACAAGAGGGGAACCCTGATACTGTAGCTGAAGCAATGGGTTTTGTAGAAAGACAACAACATCTTTGGAATGTTGCTACTACTTCAAGTATTGGGGCAACAATAACTTTTAGTTTAGTTAAAGTAGACCCGACAGATGAAGTAGCTACTACTAGATACATGTTAGAACATCCAGAAACTTACAATATTTCATCAGGGATGATTGATGGCATATTTAGATTTGTAGGAGATCCAGGAACAAGATATCTTCGACTTGTTAAAGGATCAACTTGGCGTAACGCTAAAAAATTCTTTACACCAAACCCAACGCAATCAGGTCCTCCTTTATACACAGTAAAAGGTCTTCCTAAAGGTCCTGCAAATACTAATGTTGGAAAAGAATTTGACATAATTGATCTTGTACTGGATGGTGATGGTAACTATAGCTCAGTACTAGATGACCATTTTAAACCTAACGGAAACGGAATGTCTTTAGTAAAAATAATTAAAGACGATGCTGATTTAACAAGATCAAAACTTTCAACAGCAGCAAGAGAAAATAATGTATACAGTGTTGCTGATGAAAAAATATATAATGAAGGATTAGGGACGTTTATTGAAAACGCCGTAAGGGAAACTCCAATAGATGCTGCAGTGTATGGTGAAGTTTTAGCTAATGCTCCGTATAAAACTTTATCAACTATTTACCGTGCTGCAGTACAAAGTTCAGATAATGAATCTGTAATAAACGTTCTTAAATTAGGGATGGCAGACTATCGACAAATACCGCTTATAGAAGAAGCGGCTGTTGAATTTGGCAGAATTGCTGCAATCATTACACAACCAAACGTTCCTGAAAACTACTTAGATGATATTGATTTGTTTGCTTTGCAACCTATGGGTGAAGGTAAAGCTTTGCCAGGAGAACCTATTGCAGCAAGTCAAGTAGGTATAGATAGTTTACGCCAACGTATTACTTACAATGTCCAAAGTTTGCAAGATCATATTAAAGAATTAAATGATGTTGTTGGTAATAGAGAATCATTTTTAGATTATTTAGCTAAAGAAAAAATGCCTACAAAACAGGCATCTTTTAATGCTCAAGAACAACTTGCACAAAATGATAAACAATACAATTTTTTAACAACAAGCATTGAAGGTATACGAGCTACTATTGCTTCTGCAGTAAAAGATATGTCAAAAGTTTTAACTGGTGACGTTGATTTATTAGATGCTGAAAGAATTTTTAAAGAGTCATTAAATAAATCAGCAGAACTATATGGTCAAAATGTATCTAACTATGTTAGCAATCAAATTAGTTGGTCATTGCCAAAAGATGCAGCTTCTACTGTAGGTATTGTAGCTTTAAGAAATGCTAAAAATCTTCCATTTCATGATGCTTATGATATGGCTATTAAACAAATAGAAAATCTTCTTCGTCCACCTGAAACTATTTCCCCTGGAGTTAATGATGCTGGGTTATGGGTTAGAGATGCAGTTCCATTAGACAGTGTTGTAACTCGTACAGTAGTTAACAACAGAGCTTTGGCAGATGAACAAGCAACAAGAGAATTAGATGCTAATGGTTTTCCTGTTAAACAAATAATTCCACAACAACACAACACGTTTAGAGAAGCAGACGTTGTAGCACCTGTTACAAAAGATCCAAGAACTATTTTAAATGATCCTGATCAAGCGCAAAACCCTGATGTGTGGGAAGCTTTTGGAGGAGATAAACCATATAACCAATTTGCTTATAGACGTGGTGCAATTAATTTGCATACAGCTAGAACTTATCCAGGACTAATAGGCAGAATTGTTGATTCGATAAGCGATGCTTATGGTCCTAAAGGAACGTTTGGAAGTTTAATAGGACCATCAATGTTGGTTGGTGTAAATGATAAAGTACAACTTCCAGCAATTAGTAAAGCTAAAGAAATAATTAATAGTGTAAAAAAATCTTCAATACCTAACGAAGCACCTTTAAGTTCTCGTAATTTAACTGCTGAATATTTTTTCTCTGAAGCACAAGACAATATTATTGTGTGGAAAGATATGTCAGTTCAGAATATAGATAAAGCATTTCGCAAAATGATATTAGATGCTGAAGCTATTAAACCTACAATTTCTTCTTCGACATCAGAAATTTTTAAATCCGTTAAGAAAAGTAAAGATGTTGTAACTCTTGCTGGATATTCAAAGAATGAACTTATAGCCAGGTTTGTTCAAATGAATGTTGTTGAAAAACAAGTGTTGTTTAATGAAGTAGTAAAAAAACTGTTTACAAGTATAGATCGTATATATGCAGATGTATGGCCTATGACTAACGAAATAAAGTTGTCAGACCAATTATATCTAAGTCATAAACAAAATGAAATTTCAATGCAAGAGGCTTATTCAAATAACAGAACTCAAATATATGGTAACTCTGATATAGCTTATAATGAAATAGGAACAAACACCGCTGGTGAGCAGGTTATACAAGTACAAAGTTTTAGAGTTAACGACGCTACAAGCGGACCAATATCACCAGCACAGTTTCAAACAGCAAGTACAATTCCAGATTTTCGTCATATCAATAGAGACATAAGAAAGATTCTTAACCAACAAAATTCTGCTGTAGGAGAAGTAAAAGTTATTGAAGCTCTTTCTTCTCTTAACGACGTTTTAACTATGTTTTGGAAACGTGGCAAATTAGCTAGATTCCCTGGCTACCCTCTTCTAACTAATCTTGATGATGCGTTTCGTTCTATGCAACAAATGAATATTTTAGAATTAAGTTCAGGTTATTTTAGTGGGCTTGCTGATATAAGAACTAGCGCAATTTATAGAGACATTCGTAAAAATTCTTTTAACCCTACAGCAGTTTGGGTACAAAAAACTAAAGATGAATTACAAATAGCTTTTGATAAATTAGGGGCAGAAAAAGTTAAACAAATTTTAAATCGTGAAAATGTTGTAGTACAAGATTTTGGAACAAGCAAACTAGTTGAAGTAAAAGCGCTTGATGTCCAAGCTACAAATATCCCATCTAATTTACCTGGCGTGTCATTAACACCTGACCAAGCTTTAGATACTCGTGTGTTACCAGAAAATTCTATATCTTTTGGAAATCTTGAATTAGATCATATACAACTTTTAATGGTCTACGATAAATTTGAACGGTTAAAACATGTTCCGACACAACAAACAATATGGGAAAATGTTTATAAAGAAGCAGGGTATGGTTACGCTAGTAAAGACCTTATACAAAAAGGAAAAATTGGAAATCAAACTGTACGCGCTATTACTGGGTTAACAATAGGATCTCTTTTAGGTGGGACTGCTGGTCTTGCAGCTACGTTTGGTGGTGTATTAGCTCAACGTTCTCTTACAAGAGTTGCTCAACGCGAGATTGCATTGCAAGGATTAAACCTTCAAACTTATGCAAAGCATTTACAAAAGTCTCATATTGATGCTCAAGTAAAACGTTATGACGACAGTATAGGTATAGGCGCAGTAAATATTTATGATGATTCAGTAAGAAGTGGCTCAAACAATCTCAACGAGAGTTTGAATTCTTTGCAGCTAACTCCTCCGTGGCGTTTAGACCCAAAAAATAAATTTGATCCAACAAACCCTCCATTGATAGAAGGAGCAAAAGAAGCAGCAGAAGGAATATCACTTGTAGTCCCTGAGCTTGTAGGATTTAAAACTTTTGATAATTTATTAGATGATGAAATAATTGTTCAATCTAGAACGAATAACGTTTCTCAACAACGAGGTGTATATCGACGACCAACACCCAATGATGTTGAGTTAATGAAATCAGAAGAGCTTGACACAATTTTTGTTTATAAAAGAGATCCAGTTACAAATGAACAAATAAGTCCAGCAGAAATTAAAACAAAAACAACAACTGTGATTGATGAAATTGCTTACTCTGTTTTAGGCTCTATGAGTTTACAAGGTTCAACAATTTTTTTAAGGCATTTGTTTAACAGAAATTCAGATATAGCTAAACTTGGTGCTTTGTCACTTTTCACTGGACATTACGCTAGTACTATTGGTCCTCAACATTTAATTAGCACAAGAGCATTTGAAAAACAAATACCATTCTTAAGTAACTTTTTTAAATATCAAAATCAAACAAACAGTCGCAGTGGAACACAGATAGACGACGTTAAGAATTTAGAGCTTGATTTTGAAATGCAGATGCGGGAACCCATAACATCTGATATTTCTGTATTAGATCAAAAACAATTACAATCTTTTATAGACACTAACAAAGCTATATTTGAACGAATTGCTCCAGGTTATGATGTTATAGACGATGTTACTTTAGCGTTTGAAGCGTTAGCGCCTAATAGCATTTCCTTAGACAAACTAGGAATAGTATCTGACAAACGTGTTGAAGGTTTAATTAATAGAACACTTAATGGAGGTAAAGGTTGGGAAATAGTATCAACTAGAACTGGTGTTAATTTATTTGATTTACTGTATACACCAAAACAACAAGCAATTTTAGGGTTGTATCATTTTTCTTCAGTAACCAGTTCTGGATGGGCAGGTCCTCATACAGACAAGAACAAATATCTAAGTAATTCTATAAGCAAACAAGGTAGTACTCCAAATACTGATGCTGACGAGATGATGCTTGGTCTTAAAGAATATGGAGAAAAAAATTATATACCTGCAGAGAATTTAATGCCAAGTAATTGGATAACTGATAAAGAATTAGAATTACTTCAAGACCATCTTAAAGGTTTAAGCAATAACGTTTTAAGTCAAGTAAATCCAGGTCAAGAATTTATTAATGTTTACCGTTCAGGTGATTTAATTCCTGACAATAATTTAGATGGACCTATAAGTTTTACTTTAAATCCTATGTTTCCAGGATCAAACTTGTTGCCTTGGTTTAATCCAGATACATCACGTAGTTTAGCTTCATCAAAAAATATACAAGAAGCGTTTAGTCAACCACAGATTATGGAAGAAAGATTAAAAGTTCTTACAAAAGAACTTAATGATCTTGATGATGAACTTGCTCTTCCTAACGCCGACTGGTCTGACGAAGGAGGCCGATACCAGGCAAGACGTAATATATTTAATGAGATTAACACATTAGAAGGTCAACATATTGAAGCAAAAGCAAATTACGAAAGTCTTCGTAATAGATATGGGATACGTACTACACAAATTGATGACATGAATTTTGAGTACAACATATATGATGTAGCTGATGAACAGTTACGTATTTTTGGTATTGAATCAAAAGAAACTCGTTTAATTGACGGACCCGACGGTTCTGGACAATTTCTACCAGAAGCTACTGCTCCAATAACAATAAGCAATCTTCATAAAAAACAACTTGACTCTTCAGGCAATGTACTTCAATCTTTAATAAATAGATTTACTAAAAAGAAAAATGCTTTTAACGATACTGTTGCTATTTTGAATGATCAAGATTTGTATGATCCACAACAAAAATCATATAGGCCTACTCTTTCAGAAACTAACGATCTAGATTTTTATTCTTACACTGTTAACAACGTAGAGTTAACTGCAAGATCACTATTAGAAGAAGCTCTTTCACCAGGTTTTACAGGACCAAGGTACGAAATAATTCGTGAGGGTATAACTGAAACAGATTACATGAGAAGTGTTAGCAATGGTTTAGCTGATCTTTTTCAATTCCTTGCTAAAACAGCTCAAACAAAAATAAAAGCAGGCTCAGAAAATTGGAAAATTACTAGATCAGGTACAGGTTCAAGAGACATAGTTATGGGTGTTTCTGAAGCAGAAGAGGTAGCTATTTTAACAGCTATAGCAAAAGGAGATTCATCCTTTTTCACTATGGCATCTCAAGGCGACACTGTTAGCAAATATAAAATTCCTCGTAATGAAGTAGATTTTTTATTAGAGACACGCGTGAAATCAAATGTTGAAGATGAGCTTTTAATTGATCCATTAAAAGTAACTAAAGAATATGACATGATGACAGAAGTCAATTCTGAAGAAGCTCTTATTGCAGAAATAGAACAATTAAAACGAGCGTTTGCTATTTCTTTAACTGGTGATTTACAACAAGCAAAACAACATGCACACATAATGGCTAGAACTAGAGATTCTTATCCTGAACTTTATGATGCTGCAGATCTTGCTGGGCGTAAACAATTAGCTGCAGGTGTTCAACCTACAGCTATAGGAAGCGAATTGTTACCTGGAGAATTAGGTCAAAATCCTCAAGAATGGGCTGTTAGTCAAAAAGTTAAACAAGATGGAGTATGGGCTAGAGAATTATACACAACTCAACTTCCTAATAATTCTCAAGTTGCTCAAAAAACAACTCAGTTTACTTTTGATATGCCTAATGGTGACGTAGTGTTTTCAGCAGCATGGGATAATCATATAAATAAATTTATGGTTCCATTGCCTGATGGTGCAGCTATGAATGCATTTAGAGAATTACCAAAACGAGTTTGGAGAGGAGATACTGCTAAAGAAATTGTAACGTATTTGCGATCTCCTGACGCTGCTGATCTTATGGCTACTGCTCCTATTGAATGGACAGAAAATACTTTACCAATAGTTAGTCGTATGATTCGCGAATACAACAGCATGATTCCACCTATGCTTGAGTTTGCACATGTTAGAAAAAAAGCTGCTCAAGGTATTGAAGTCTCGTGGAAAGCAGATATCGAACCTGTTCTATCAACTATGGCTCCGTCGAATACAGTTACAGGAATAAGAAGTCCTATATTTAATATCCGTGAAAATTTAGGGCACGTAGATTTTGGAAAAGTTACAGGTTCTGATGCGTTTAAACAACTAGGTGAACAACTTGGTATATCAAGAAACCTTTTACAAAAAGTAGATAATGCTTATGACCGTTTATTTTTAAAATCACAGAGTGCAATGCGAGATAGTACTCACAAACATCATGTAACAAAATATCTTGAAAACACAATAGCTGCTATAACACCAATGTTAAATCCACCTATGTCAAGGTTTATAAAAACATATCCAGAACTTGCGGCTCAATGGAATAAAGATGGTTATGGCTTTGAATTAAATCAAGTTCTTCAACAAAGTCAAAACGACGCCACGTTCTCTCAATATCAGCAACAGCCTATAATGACAGAACAACTTTTAAGGTTACGGCATGAACGGATAGAACAATTTGTTGATCAAGATTATGCTAAACGAGTAGGGCTTAGTGAAACTTTTGAATTACTTAAAAAAATAAAATCTGGTAGTGCTGTTACTATAGACAAAAGTGGTAATCGTGTTGATGTTGATGTTGTTTCATTGTTATTCCCAAATGGATTAACTAATATAATTAAAGAAATGGATGTGGTTAAACAACCAGATTCTCGTGGACCTAATTTAGAACAATGGATAGTTAATGACATTGCAATGCCCGATAGGTCTTTACAAATTTATACTGATTTTCTTTTGCAAACGTCTCGTGGCTATCAACCGTATGCAGAAGTAGCAAATGAAGTTGGACTTTTCGGTGGCAATTTTGAAATAAATGATACTTTAACTAATTTGTTTGTAGATAGACCAACGCTTAATTTGTTACAAACTATTTCAAAAGCTATTGAAGATGTTTCAATTATTCGTCAACAAATTAATACGTTATCTTTTGATCATCCTAATATTGATAATCCACTTTTATCAAATGAGATAGATGCACAAGGTAAAATATATAATGATGCAGTTTCAGAAGGACTTGATCTTGCTGGTGATCCAAGCGTTCCAAATCTTTCACTTGAGAATGCAAACAATACTCAGAGTATTAACTATTTAGCTTTGTTGCGGTCAAGCGGTATAGATCAAAGTCAAATTGATGGAATATTATTAAAAGCTAAACAATACGCTGATAATCAAGTTAAACAAACATTATTTAATATGGCTGGTAAAACTAAATTTCAAGAATTGTTTAAAACAATTGCTCCATTTTTAGGTGCTGGTCAAGAAGTTTTAACTTCTTGGACTAAACACACATACCATGATCCTATACGAACACACAAATATGTTCGTGCGGCTATAGGCAGTACAGAAGGTGAAGATGAAAATGGGAACAAACGTAACACAATTAAAATACCAACAAGTATTTACGGTTTAAATTTAGAAAATGGATTTGGTAAATTTAGTGATATAGCAGGCAAAAAAATAAGAGCAAATGCTACCAGTTTATTACCTATTAATTCAACAAAATCGTTTAATGTTTTTGGTGGATATTATACAAGTGTAATTTCTAATGAAGTTCTTTTAAAGATACCAAGTTTAGAACGTGCTTTAAAAATGTTTATACCTTACGGATTAGATCCTGAAGGAAGCATGTTAAAACGAGCAATAAAAAACTTGGGACCTAACTGGGCAATAATTGCATCAGGAAAAGAATTTAAAGTTCCAGGAACAAATATTACTTATCAAGCAAATAATGAAAGATTTAATTCAACAAAATCTTGGGCATACGACATGCTTATGGTGCAACATTTTGAAGCAGGTAACGAACCGTTAAATCAAGCAAGTCTTAATGCAATAGATGAATTGTCTTTTGAGATAGCTCAAAATTTAATTATAGCGCAAGCAGCTTTGGCTTCAGCTTCTCCTCTTCCACTACAAATTGTTTCACCATACACAGATAATTTAAATGAGTATTGGGAAACGTACAAAGAATATGGTCAAGAAATAGCTAATGAAGAACTCTGGGATACAGGGTACTTTATGACTACAGCTAGACGTACACAAATTGTTGGTGCTGCTAGTGGTACACAAGAAGGAAATTTTCTTTTTAATAAATTTGAAACCTTTATAAAAGAGTGGCCTGAAATTGATGATTGGGTTATAGGCAAATATGGTCCTCTTGGTCAAGAACTTGAATATGAAACTTCTTATAACAAAGTTGTTGTTGATAGCGAAATAAGCCAAGGCAGACGAAAAGTTGTTAGTGATCCTAAACGTTATTTCGATACTAAAGTTAGTATGGGTTGGAATGATTTTAATGATCTATTACGAGGAGTTGATCAGCAATGGAGAATAGAAGTAGCAGATTATAATATTAATAACGCTGCAGTAATAGAAGCTAATCCTGAGTTAGAAAGAACTTTAAGTAAAAACCAGAAAGCGTTTAAAGAAAGCACTGCTGGTTTGGTATGGCAACAAGGACTTAAAGAACTTACTCAAACAAATACAGAGTGGTATAACGAATGGTTAGATATTGGTAACCCTGGTGTAAAGATAAGAACAATTCAAGCTTTCCGCGAAGTTGTTAAAGATCCTGATTTTGCTGATCGGCTTGAAATGGCTTCTCTTAAAGATTACATGGATACACGAGATCAAATAACTAACTTTATGGAAGACATGGGATTTGCATGGTCTACCGATGATGATTTATTTAATCAGATTCGTGGTAGTTGGCTTGATTTTAGAGATTCTATTTCAAATCCAAAAATAAATTCTAACTGGATAGAATTTGCTCCTTTGTATAATAGATATTTTTCTGATGATGAAGAATTAAATGTAAATACTGGCGTAAATTCTGTCATACCTAGATTAGGGATAGGATAAATTAATGGCTACAAACGATAACAGCACAATTGCAAAACCAAATACAAGCGACATTCTTGGTTATGATGCTGACATTTTAAATTCAATTTTAGCAGGACAGCCACTAATACAATCTACTATTGACACATTACAAAGATTTATAGATCAGATACTAGCTATAAGTCCTGCGGATAGAACTACTAATCAAAAATCTAGATTGCTAGATTATCAAGAACGTTTAGCAACAGGAGTACTTACTACTGATAATCAGCCAGGTTCAACTGGCATCATGACTGATGATTCTTACCCAGTAGAATTTGAAACTACGCTAGAAAATATTGAAGCAAAAGACTCAGTAGATGATCTTGCTAGTTTTACAATGCAAAATTTGCAAGATTATTATAAAAATTTAAGCGGTGTAGAACATATACGTTTAGCTGAAGCACTCTTTTTAAAAGAGTTAACTACTTTTGATCCTGATCGTGGGGAAGATCTTTCACATATATATAAAAAAACTACTGTTTTAAATGGATTACATGCAGCAGCAATAGATGCAATTCAAAAAGCTGCCATAACTGGAGATATGACATTTGTTCCTACAATGAACGAAGGAAATTTTTTAGATCCAGAGCTTAATGATTTTTCTAAAGAATCGTTTGATGCTGCTATAAATGAAATAATGGTTGAAGCAGAAACAAGCACTAGGTTTACAGATCCATTTGAGGTTGATAGACAATTTGATGCGTACTCAAAACAATATATTGGTCGTGCTCCTACTGCGGCAGAAGCTCGTAATTTTAAATCACAGTACAGATTTTTAGAAGAAACAGATTCTGGGTTTGCTCCAGTTATTGGAGGTCAAACACAAAACTTTTTACAAGAAAATAATCCTGAAGAAGTATTAGCACAACAATCTTCAAATGTTTCTTCTATTATTTCTAAATTATCAAGGAGCAATTTAGGCCAATGATGGAACAAACAGACCTAGAAAGTATGCAAATTGATGCAAACAAATTTGAAACGATTATTGACCAATGGGGTTCAATAGGATTTTTTAGAAACCATCCTGATTTAAAAATTGTTGTTGATGGTGTCGAACAAGATTTAGTAGAATATTTAGAAGGTAAAGGTTATAGCGAGCAGCGTATATTTGGGCTTCTTATTGAAACTGAGTTTTGGAAAAGCCAAGATGCAATTTCTAGAGAGTTTGAAGAAAGTTGGTGGGCTGCTGGAGGTGGAACATCACGAGGTTACAATCCTGAGGTTCCATTAACTGATAGTCAACGTGCGCTTATTGATACTAACTATGATGCAATTGTTAGATCGATTAGTAAAAAAGGTATTGTATTATCTGAACCACAGATTATTGCTTTAGCTCGTGAAGCTACTCGTTTGAACATGGATTCATTTGAAATTGATACAGAAATTTTTGAGTTGTTTGATCCTCGTTCTTACAGTTCTATTGCAGGTGATGGGTTAAATACTTATAGAAGTTCAGGCGATTTGCTTGATCAAAAACAAGCGTTGCAAGGTAGAGCATCTAACTATATGTTGGCTCTTTCTGATGCAGATGCTTGGGATCAAACATTTGATCTTAAACGGGGTCTTGTTACGGAAGAAGGTTTAGATGCTGGGTATGCAGAGATGGCTGCAAATCAATATCCAGCTTTACGTCCTTTGATGGAGCAAGGTATAAGTCCTAAAACATTTTTTTATCCATATAAAGCGGAACAAGAAAAGTTGCTTGAGCGTCCTTTAGATTATTTAGGTGCAGATAGAGGTATGTTTGAAATGTTGTTTATACCAGATCCAATAACAGGTGTTCCTCGGCTTGCTACTTATACAGAGAATCAGGCAATGACAAAATTAGAAGATGAGTGGCAATTTACAGAAAATGGACATGAAGATTATCGAACTGTCGGTGAATCTATACTCAAAAAATTTGGAGCCGTGGGTTAAATGGCAAGAATTAAAGTAAATGACGATAATACCTGGGTACAAATATTTCCAGGAGATCCTTCTTGGTCGAATGGTGAAGAAGTAAAGATAACAGTTGTTGATTCTGGTGCAGGTACTGCAGAAAATCCTTACAAAGGTGGAAGCGTTATAAAGGATAAAGCAGGAAAAGTAACTGTAGATACAACTGCAGCAAAGTTATTTGGTATTGAAGAATCTAGTGATCCTCAAATGCAAGATCTTGGTTCTTATGCTTACGAAGGTGAAACAGAAGCTAACCCTATGGGAGCTACTGGAGTTACTGAAGCAGTACCTGATGAGTTAAAAGCTTTTGATTTGCGTACAGGTTATTCAGATTCTGGCGGAGATGATTCTGTTAGAGAAGTTCAACAGCAATTGTTAGATGCTGGGTTTGATATAGGTGATACTGAAGCTGATGGTAAGTGGGGACCGGATAGTCAAGCTGGTTGGGATGCTTACGAAGCTGAACGAAATAGTATTATCGAAGCTGGCGACAATGCAATTCAACCTCCTGCTGGATTTAATCCGAATGTTCCGCCGCCCTCAATACTGGGTGCCCCAGGATTAGGTGAAGGTCCAAAAAACAATTCTCGATTAAATGATTCACAATATCAGTCTTTGCAAACACAGATTAGAGCATTGCAATCTGGTACTGAACTTGCTGCGTTAAAGAAAACAACTGAAGCTCGTAGTGTGTTTAAAACTCTTTTAACTAACTTTGGGATTGCTGGTGATATAAAAGACGCAACTACTGGGTTAACGTTAATAGAATTTTTAGATCAAGAAATTATAGATGGCGCATCTGAAATTACAATCACTCAAAAACTGAGAGAGCATTCAGCGTATGCTGCACGTTTCCCTTATATGACTACTCGTAGAGAAAATGGTTACAACGCTATTAGTGAATATGAAGGGTTAGCTTTAGAAGATAGTATTCAAAGTCTTGCTAGAGAATATGGTATAGATGCAACATTATTTGATACGCCTGCAGAAGTAGCTGAAATTATTGCTAACGATATTTCAGTTATAGAATTAGGTACACGTTTTGCTGCTGCTGCTGAAGCAGCTTCATATGCTGATACTGAAATTTCTAATCAACTTTTGATACAGCATGGTATTAATCAAAATGATTTGATTGCGTACTATCTAGATCCAGAAAAAACTGTAAATAGTTTAACTGTACAAAATGAAATGAATACAGCAAAGATTGGTGCAGGAGCAAAAGCTGCATTTGGTACTGCCACTGGTAAAAGTATTTCTCAACAGTTATCTGATATAGACATTCAAGCTAGAGAAGTACAAGCTATGGGATCTAAAAAAGGTTTGCTTCAAACAATCGGAAATGAATCTTCGCTAAGTGTTGATTCATTAGCTGAAGGTATTTGGAGTCTTGACGATCAAGCTGTTAATGCTATTGATAAACGTTTGAATAATCGTACCTCTAGGTTTAGAGGTACTGGCAGTTTAGCTGGTGGCGCTGCTGGCATTAGTGGATTCGGTACTGCGACTTAACCTTGACATAAACTTTTAGTTGTGCTTAAATAGTTATTGTTAATCGGCCCGGAAACGGTGAGCCGTTTTTCATTCCATCCAACGTACCACCGCTGAGGATGCGTAGAACAGGTGAGAACATATGACAGATTCCGACTCCAATAAAAATGAAGTCGCTGCCAGTATAAACGATCTTCCTAAATGGCGACGTGAAATGGAAGCAAAAGCAAATGCAAACAGTGAACGTGCAGATGCTGCTGAAGCCAAATTGCAAGCCTATGAGAGAAATGATTTGTTTCGTTCAGCAGGGTTAGACCCCTCTAGCAAGCGAGATCAAATGCTTATTAAATCTTACGAAGGTGAAATGTCTGTTGAAGCAATCCGTATGGAAGCTACAGCAGTAGGATTTTTAGGACAAGAAAGTTCTGAAATGTCTAGTCACCAGGCTGAGACTCTCAACGCTGAGCAGCGTATAGCTGCTTCAAGCGAAGGAGGAGAACCTTATGTCGCTCCTGATTTTGAACAGCGAATGTTACAAACCAATAGTCTCGAAGAGCTTCGTGCTCTTTGGGAAGGTGAAGGACATTTGTGGGGTGCAGCAATTTAATTTTTGTATGGGGTCCTTAACTTAGGACTATTTAATTATGGCAATGATCCCACCACTTACCCCAGTTAACCCGACTGGAACAGTAGCTTTAGCTGATTCAGTTAAAACTGCTTACAGCCTAACGGCTAACTTTGCACTTCGATCAAATCCTCTTTTTGAAATGATTGCTGACGTGCGTTCTACTAACCAGACCCATAGTGGTTCTGGTGTCCAATTTACTTTTTATACTGACATGACTCAAGCTACAGCTAATCTTTCTGAAGTTGTTGATGTTACTCCAGTTGTTCTTGCAGATAGTGCATTAGACGTTACTCTTAAAGAGTATGGTAACGCTGTTTTAACTACGGCTAAAGTACGTGGTACTTCGTTCCTTAACGTTGACGCTGATGCAGCGTCTCTTGTTTCTTGGAACATGGTTGATTCAATGGATAAAGTTGTTTCAGACATTGCAAATGGAACAAGAGCTACAGCTAATGTAACTCGTGTTGGCGGCGGTGCTGCTCGTGTTAATATTGGTGCAGCTAACAAATACAGTGCAGCAGAAGGACGTAAAGCTGTAGCACAATTGCGTACACGTAACGCTCCGGGTTGGACAAACAATAACTACATGGCGATTGTTCATCCAAACGTTTCATACGATCTTCGTAGTGACGTTGCTGTGACTGACGTTATTAACTACCAGTTGTACCAAGATGGAGCGCCAATTAAGGCAGGTTCTATTGGTACATTTAATGGTATTGACTACATTGAAAACCCACGAGCAGCAGTTTTTGCTGGTGCTGGTGCTGGTGGTATTGACGTTTATGCAACACTTGTTGTTGGCCGTCAATATCTTGCAAAAGCTCATAGCCGTGCACCTGGATTTGGTCCAGATCCTAAAATTGTGTTTGGTCCTGTAACTGATGTACTGCAACGTTTCAACCCAATTGGTTGGTATCACCTTGTTGGTTACGGTGTTTTCCGTGAAGCATGTGCACAGAGAATAGAAAGCACATCTAGTCTTACCTAGTTGACAGGTGTAG